TTCGGATGGTTGATAGAACAAACATATTTTAAAGAATTAACAGATGATGATATTCGTGCAAGGATGTTTGCAGAACAACAGAATCAATTAGAACAGGATATGGCACCGTTTGGGTTTATGGATGATGGTGTTCAAGCACCTTATGGTGAGACTGTTATAGATGAGTATGGTACTAGATGGAGTCCAGTAGTTCGTACACACGACTCAGATTGGTAGAAATAGGCAAATACCTACATAATATCAATTAGGTCATTATCTAATTTTAAGTAACAATTAGCACAAACAACTTTGGACTTTTCGATGAAATCTTTAACTTCTTTTCTAGATTCTTCATTAAGTCCCTTTCTTTTTGTGCGTTTGCGTATTTCTGCCTCGTGTGGGTGGAATTGGAGACATGCGTTTTCGGATTCTCCACAGTAGTGACAGTACTTATCTTCTAGGTATTCATTTACCCAGATGATACGTTTACGATAATTACGTTGCGACACACGTTTAATTGTTTCTTTGTATTTTTGGTAGAACTCTGACATGAATTTATTTATATGCTAGAGAACCTATAAAAACCAAAAGTGTAGAGATGCGATTTTATAAATATATTCGTAAGTTTGAGTTAAACTAAATTATTGAATCCACAAAGGAGAAAACAAAGATGGCATTTCAAGTATCCCCAGGCGTTCTCGTCAAAGAGATAGACTTGACCAATGTCGTTCCTGCTGTTGCAACTTCAATTGGTGCGATTGCTTCGGGCTTTTCAAAAGGCCCAGTAGAAGAAATCATCCCAATCGGTTCAGAGCAAGAATTGGTCGATATCTTTGGTAAACCAAATTCAAATAACTTTGAAAATTGGTTCACCGCCGCCAACTTCCTTCAGTACACAAACGGATTGCGTGTAATCAGAGCAGATACTGCTGCGATTAACGCTACCGCAAATGGTGCTGGATTGAAGATTAAAAATGACAATGATTATGATAACAACTATGCTGGTGGACAAGGTTCTATCGGTAACTGGGCATCTAAATTCCCAGGCACTTGGGGTAACTCCCTTGCTGTATCAATCTGTGCAAATGCTGGTGCATTTGAGGAAACATTCAGTGGTAACGCTGGAACACTAGGTGTGACAACTGGAACACCTGCTGCTGGAGCAACTACAGTCGGTATCGACAATGGTGGTGGTTCTGCTGGTGACGGTGGTGCAAAATTCACTGTAGGTGATATTGTACATTTCCAAGAAGCAGATGGTTCACAGTATGAAGTTACTGCTGTTTCAACAGACAATCTAACTATTAGACAACTAGATAACCCTAACGGTGGTGGACTAAAATCTGCACTCGTTGCTGCGACTAATGTTCGTAGACGTTGGAAGTTCTATGACTTGTTCGATGCTGCTCCAGGCACATCAACATGGGGAACTTCTAAGGGTGTTACTAACGATGAAATGCACGTTGTTGTGCATGACATGGACGGTGGCATCAGTGGTTTTGATTCGGGTGTTGCTGGACAAAGAACTAATGCAGTTCTTGAAGTCTACCCATTCGTATCACAAGCATCTGGTTCTAAAACAGCACAAGGTGGAACTAACTTCTACGCAAATGTAGTAAACACTGGTTCTAGAATGGTTCGTTGGATGGATCATCCAACTTCATTAACTAATGCTGGTACTGACGTTGCATCTGGTAATGCATATGCATCTGGAGCTGGTGACGCTGGAATTATCAATGACGACCTTTTAGGTGGTACAGACGATAACCCAACTATCGGTGAACTAGATATTGCATACAACCTATTTGCAGATTCAGACACTATTGATATCAACCTTATCATGGCAGGTTCAACACCTGCTGGTACAGATGGTGTAACACACGCAACTATGATTATGGACTTGTGTGAAGCAAGAAAAGACGTAGTTGGATTTATATCTCCTCGTAGAGAAGATGTAGTCGGTGTTGCAACTAGTGCTGCTGCAACAAACAATGTTAAAGGGTTCTTCGACAATCTCGCAAGTTCTTCTTATGCAGTGTTTGACAGTGGTTACAAGTACATGTATGATAAGTATGCAGACGTATACCGTTATGTTCCTATGAATGGTGACATGGCAGGACTTGCTGCGAACACAGACAATGTTGCAGACCCTTGGTTCTCACCAGCGGGTTACAACAGAGGACAAGTTCGTGGTGCAGTTAAACTTGCGTACAACCCAACTAAAGCACAAAGAGATATTCTTTATCCTGCTCGTGTAAACCCTGTTTGCACATTCCCAGGCCAAGGTACAGTTCTCTTTGGTGACAAAACTGCGTTGTCTAGACCAAGTGCATTTGATAGAATCAATGTTCGTAGATTGTTCATTGTTCTTGAGAAAGCAATTGCTACTGCTGCTAAGTTCCAACTGTTTGAATTAAACGATGCGTTTACTCAAGCACAGTTCAAGAACTTGGTTGAACCTTTCCTTCGTGATGTTCAAGGTAGAAGAGGTATTACTGATTTCTCAGTAATTGCCGATGAAACTAACAACACAGGTGAAGTAATCGACAGGAATGAATTTGTCGCTGACATTTACATTAAACCTGCTCGTTCCATCAATTTTATTACACTAAATTTCATCGCCGTAAGAACTGGTGTTGCGTTTAGTGAGGTAGGGGGTTAATCATGGCTAGTATAGACGATTTTAAATCAAACCTTATCGGTGGTGGTGCAAGAGCGAATCAATATCGTGTGATTATGACTACTCCCCCAGCAATTACTACTGGGCTGGACGTTAATCGTGCGAGTTTTCTCGTAAAGGCTACATCATTGCCAGGGCAAACTATTTCTGAAATTGAAGTTCAATTCAGAGGTAGACAACTCTACATGGCGGGCGACAGAACAGTCGAAGCATGGACTACAACGATGATTAACGATACGGACTTTATGGTTCGTAACGCAATGGAGCGTTGGATGAGTGGTATCAATGACCTAGAAACAGGTGTTGGACTTACAAATGTGTCAGATTATACTGCACAATTGAGAGTTGAACAACTTGATAGAGATGATAACATTCTGAAGTCATATGTTCTAAAGAACTGTTGGCCGACAGCAATCACACCGATTGAACTGTCATATGATACCGTAAGTGATATCGAAACATTTGATATTACTTGGAGATACACAAGTTTCTCCGCTAGTGCGGTATAAGTCCTCTTTTTTACCCGACTAAATAGAAGGGTAAAACTTAGGAGAATTATAGTATGGCGGAACTTTTCGGTTTCAGAATTACAAGAGCGAATCAAGATGGGGGAAGTGATAGTTTCACTTCTCCTGTCTCTGATGACGGCACCCTCGACATTGTATCGGGCGGTGGTCATTACGCTTCTGTCCTTGATATGGACGGAAGAGACCGTAATGAAGTTGATTTAATCCGTAGATATAGAGATATTGCACAACAACCAGAGTGTGACAGTGCTATTGAAGATATCGTAAATGAAGCAATTGTAAGTGATGAACGTGACCAATCTGTATCAATATCACTTGATAGACTAGAGGTATCCAAAAACATTAAATCAAAAATTCGTGAGGAATTCCATGAAATCCTACACCTATTAGATTTTAATGCAAAAGGACATGATATCTTTAGACGTTGGTATGTTGATGGCAGAATTTATTATCATAAAATTATCGACCCCAAACATCCTCGCAAGGGTATTAAGGAAGTTCGATATATCGACCCTCGCAAAATCAAGAAAGCGAGAGAAACCCAGAAAGACCTTGACAAAAAGACTGGCATGGAAATGGTCAAAGATGTCAAAGACTTTTACCTTTATAATGATAAAGGATGGGAACAAAACGTAGGAACATCTAATGGAGTCAAGATTACTTCAGACTCTATTACATACTGCCCTTCTGGACTTATTGATATGTCCAAAGGTACAGTATTATCATATCTAAACAAAGCAATCAAACCTGTTAATCAGTTGCGAATGATTGAAGATTCGTTAGTTATCTATCGTATCTCTCGTGCGCCTGAAAGACGTATTTTCTATATTGACGTTGGTAACTTACCAAAGATGAAAGCAGAATCATATCTAAAAGATGTGATGAATCGTTATCGTAACAAAATGGTATACGATGCAAGAACTGGTGAAATCAGAGATGACAGAAACCACATGTCTATGTTAGAAGATTTCTGGTTGCCTCGTAGAGAAGGTGGTAGAGGTACAGAGATTACAACTTTGCCAGGCGGTTCAAACCTTGGTGAGATTGATGACATTACCTACTTCCAGAAAAAATTATTCCGTTCATTGAACGTACCAGTATCAAGACTCGTAGAAGAAACAGGATTTCAACTAGGACGTTCTGATAACATTACAAGAGATGAACTTAAATTTACAAAATTTGTCCAGAGGCTTCGTAAGAAGTTTGCTCTTATGTTCTTAGATATGTTGCGTACACAACTTTTACTAAAAGGTGTTATTGCAATGGATGAGTGGAATCACTTCAAAGAACATATTCAATTTGACTTCCTACAGGATGGACATTTTACAGAACTGAAGAATGCAGAAATTCTTCGGGACAGATTGGACATGCTTGGACAAGTCGAATCATATGTCGGTACATACTTCTCTAAGGAATATGTGAAGAAACAAATCCTTAGAATGTCTGATGAGGAGATTGAAGAAATTGACAATCAACTCAAAGATGAAGAAGGTGGTGACATGACAGGTGATGACGATGGTATGTTCGCACATAACGACCCAAAAAAAGGAGATAAATAATGGTAGATAATGTAAAGGACTTTGTAAGTTCAATTGCATCAGGCGATAACCTTGCAGCGGAGACTCATTTTAATAATGCACTTGCTTCTAAGGTAGGAGATGCATTAGAGACAAAAAGACAAGAGGTGGCACAGACTTTTGTGACACACCATATTTCAGACTCAGAGGTAGAAAAAGATAGTGAGTAAAACTCTTTCACAGTTCAAACAAGAACTACCAGAGAAAGATGAGCATAAGAATTCGAGGGAGTACAAGAAGTTGTCTCCAGCGATGAGAAAGGCTATTGACGCTATTTTTAAGGAAATGGATGCGAAACCTAATAATTTCCTAAATACTTTTGAAAAAACAATAAATAGTGTTTCCAAGAAGTTCAAAGTTCCGCAGAAGGCACTTATGGACTATTTTGAAAAAGAAATGCTAGCAATTTAGGGATAGAGTACAATGAAGATAATCGGAGCAGAAGAAGCACTTGCAACTGGTACTACCAAGGGCAAAACTGTGACTGCACATTATGTGTTTAACACAGGTTCAGTGGGAGCAGTTACAATTAGAAACGCAGGCGATGACGGTAACACAGGTTCAGTAAGAGTCGGTGCAAATGCTGGTGTCGTTATTCACACAGACATTGGAGTTGGAATGCGTGGTGCATCCGATATCAAAATTACTCCTATCGTAGCATCGGGGTTCTAATATGAAACTAATAGCAGAACAGATACAAGAAGTAGAATACATCACCGAAGCCAAAGAGGACGGTGAAAAGGAAATGAAGATTCGTGGAATCTTTATGCAGGCAGACATGAAAAACCGTAACGGTCGTGTCTACCCAATGAGTGTACTTCAAAAAGAAGTCACTCGTTATAACAAAGAATTTGTTGCTGAAGGTCGTGCGTTTGGGGAACTGGGTCATCCAGAAGGCCCTACTGTCAATCTTGACAGGGTATCGCACATGATAACTAAACTGGAAGCTGATGGAAAGAACTTTATTGGTGAGGCGAAACTGCTCTCTACTCCAATGGGGGAAATAGCGAAAGCATTAATCAAAGATGGTGGTAAACTTGGTGTCTCTTCAAGAGGTATGGGTTCTATCGAATCTAAGAGTGGTGCTAATTATGTGAAAGACGATTTTTATCTTGCCACTGCGGCAGATATTGTTGCAGACCCATCTGCACCTCAAGCCTTTGTTGAAGGGATTATGGAAGGTAAGGAATGGATTTGGAACAACGGAATACTCAAAGAAGTTGAGATTGCCGAACTCCATGATGAAATCAATGAGTCTGTAAGACGTAAACAAACTAATGTTTCCGCACTTGCATTCGCAAAATTTCTGTCTAAACTTTAATCATTATAAATATGTTAATAAAACAACCAAGGAGAAAATCCCAATGTCAGAACTAGACAAGACAATTGAGGAACTAGAGGCGGAAGTCAGTGCAGAGCTTGAAGAAGCAAAAGCACCTGGCGCAACTGCTGGTAAAGGTGACTCAATGGAAAAACAAGAAGGTGATGTTGAAGATTTGGGTAAACCTGTCGTTGATCCAGAATCAAAAGACAGTGCTGGAAAGAAGGCTTCTGCTAAAGTAAAGAAAGCAGCAGACCCTAAAGCCGGTGCAACCAAAGAAGAAACTGAAACTTCAGACGATTCTGAAACAGAATCACTAGAAGAAGGTAAGATGACAAAAGCGGAAATGTTGAAAGCAATGTACTCTGAAATGGAGAACATGAAAGCTGGAGACCTTAAAGCGTCTTACGACAAAATGATGGCAAAAGAAGAGGAAGAAAAAGAAGAAGAGTCTGCGAAAGTTGACGAATCTACTTTGGAAGACCGTCTTGCGTCAGTTGATGTATCAGAAGATGTTTCTGCACTAGTTAATGGTGAAGAAATTTCAGAAGAATTTAAGGAAAAAGCATCTACAATTTTTGAAGCAGCTGTAAAATCAAAACTTCGTTCAGAAGTTGAGAGAATTGAATCTGCAAAGGTTCAAGAAGTTGCTGAAGAAGTAAACAAAGTCCAAAGTGAGTTAACTGAAAAAGTTGACGCATACATGGGTTATGTTGTTGAAGAATGGATGAAGGAAAATGAAATTGCAATTGAACGTGGTCTCAAAGGCGAGATTGCAGAAGATTTCATTTCTGGACTTAAATCACTTTTCGAGGAGCATTATATTGATGTTCCAGATGAAAAGTATGACATCTTAGGACAACAAGCTGAGAAGCTTGACGCCCTAGAAGCCAAACTCAATGAACAAATTGAAAAGTCTGCTGACTTAAAGAAAGCAAACAATCAACTAGTTCGTGAGTCTGTTTTTGCAGAGGTTTCTTCAGATTTGGCTGACACCGAAGCTGAAAAATTCAAATCTCTTGCAGAAGATGTAGATTTTACTGATGAAGATTCTTTCAGAAGTAAACTCGACACGCTCAAGGAAAGTTATTTCCCGAAAGCAACAACTGTCGCTGAATCTGTAGATTCCGAATCTGAAAGTTCAGAATCTTACGATACAACTGGTGCTATGAGTGCTTATATGAGTGCAATTAGTAAAAATGTAAAGCGAGGTAAGGTTTAAGCTGCGGAAGATTTTATCTTTCAAAAATTAAATTCTTATAAATATTATTAGAAAAAACTCAAACAAGGAGAAATAAAAATGTTTCAAACTGAACATTTACAGGAGAAGTGGCAACCAGTCCTAGAACACAATGATCTTCCAGAGATTAATGATTCTTATCGTAAGGCTGTAACTACTGTTATCCTAGAAAACCAAGAAAAAGCACTTCGTGAGGACTCTGCGTTCTTATCAGAAGCTGCTCCAACTAACTCAACTGGTTCTGCTGTTGATAATTGGGATCCAATCCTAATTTCATTAGTCAGACGTGCTATGCCTAACCTTATCGCATACGATGTGGCAGGTGTACAACCTATGACTGGCCCAACTGGTTTGATTTTTGCAATGCGTTCACGTTACACTAACCAAAGTGGTACAGAGACTTTCTACAACGAAGCAGACTCTGACTTCTCTGGTGCTGGTACACAAGCAGGTACTAACCCAGCGATTCTTAATGACTCGCCGGCAGGTACTTATACTGGTGGTACTGGTATGGCAACTGCTGACGCAGAAGCTAAAGGTGATGCATCTAACAACCATTTCGCTGAAATGGCATTCTCAATTGAGAAGCAAACTGTTACTGCAAAATCAAGAGCTCTTAAAGCAGAATACACAATGGAATTAGCGCAAGACCTTAAAGCAATCCACGGTTTGGATGCTGAAACAGAACTTGCAAACATTCTTTCTGCTGAAATTCTTAACGAAATCAACCGTGAAGTTATCCGTACAATCTATGTAACTGCTAAGCCAGGTGCTCAGACTGATACTGCAACTGCTGGTATCTTCGACATGGACGTTGATTCAAACGGTCGTTGGAGTGTTGAGAAGTTCAAAGGACTTATGTTCCAACTTGAAAGAGATGCGAATGTAATTGCTCAACAAACTCGTAGAGGAAAAGGTAACGTAATCATCTGTTCATCTGATGTTGCATCT